GATTGCTATACGTCAACAGTTTAGACATGGTGGCGTATTCAATGAAGGTGATGTTTTTATGTCTTCTATTACTGGCGAGAAAGGAAAGATTTATAGGACTGGCGTTAACTATGTGATTGCTATTACAGAAGAAGGACAGATGTTTCGTGCTTGGATAAATGACATTCGTTTAGTTAATGTTGTAGAAAACATAAATAAAGAAAAGGAAAGCATATTTTTTACTAATGGAAAGACAAAACCCAACGACATCAGTTCGTCATAATGATGCATTTTCACAAGCATTAATTAATTCTGTATCTTCTTATTTAAGTGAAGGTAAAGAAGGTATTCCTACTATTGAAAAAAAGCAAGTAGATTCTACAGATAAAAAAGATCCAAAGGCACACGCTCATCCACCAGATCCTGCTGTTAATATTCAAACAGGATCAGGTATTAAACCATCATACGGTGCTCAGATCAAATACACAAACGTTATCGCTACTGAAGGTGTAGAAAATTCTGCTGCTGATAAGAAAGCAGATAAAGCAGGCATGAAAAAAACTGGTATGACTTCTGCTCAATGGGAAAAGTCTGCTGCTGATAAAAAAGCAGATGCCAAGATGGCAAAGAAAATGAAAGAAAGTTTTAACATCTATCATGAAGGTGTTCATTACGTCTTTGAAAAAATGGATGGCAAAGATGATAATGGTTTTACATCATGCTGGAAAGGTTATAAGAAACAAGGCACCAAGATGAAAGGTGACAAAGAAGTTAATAACTGTGTGAAGGCTGGATATGAACCAATCGGAGAATTAATTCTTGATGAGTCAGCACCTCCAGGCGCTAGGTATGAGCGTATGGTTAAGCATATCAAGAAAGGTTATTCTAAGGATGGTGAACTAACCAAGAAAGAAACAGGTATTGCTTTTGCTACTGCTTGGAAAGCAAAGAACAAATCAGTGAAAGAAAGCTGGAAAGATGATGACGATGATGACGATGATGAAGGCGAATCAAAAGCAAAGAAAAAAGCAACCAAGAAAAAAATGGAAGAAGCTGTACAAGCAGCTTTAGAAATTCTTGAGAAAGCTGGTTGTAGTTATGATGACGATGATGACGATGATGATGAAGGTGAATCAAAAAAATCCAAAGCCAAAAAGAAAAAGGCAATGGAAGAATCACATAAAAAATCTTCCAAAGATGATGACGATGATGACGACGACGATGACGATGATGATGACGATGATGACGAGGAAGATGATGCTGGCAAGAAAAAGAAAATGAGAAGAGAAGCACTTGATCCAGTAGGAAAAGAAGATGCTGATGTTGATAATGATGGAAAGAAAAATACTAAGTCAGATAAGTATCTTTTAAATCGTCGTAAAAAAGTCTCCAAGATTATTTCTGCTAATAAAAAGATGAAAGAAAATTGGGAGATTTCTGAAGAAAAAAAGTAAAGAAGGCATCCAGCGTTGAGGTAATGCCTGAGATTCCTGATAAACCTTTAGACGATCTGGATGCCAAGAAGAATAAAACATATCTTAAAAGAGCTATAAAAAGTCAAGAAAAGGATGGTTATCAGTCTAAATAAGATTGGTCATTCGTTATAGGAAACCATCATGGGAGCAGTAGTAGCTGTTTTAAAACCAATTCTTCTTCAAATTGCTACAAGTCCAGCTGTCAAGAATCTTGTTCTTGATCTACTTAAGAAGTATGTTGATAGCACAGATAACAGTATTGATAATGTATTGTATGAAACTGTTAAAGAGTTGCTATTCAAACCACAGAAATGATTACTTGTATAGCAACTAACTGGGGACTGACAATTCTTTTAGGTGCTCTTCTTACTCTATCTGAATGGATAGGAAGGAATCCAAAACTTACAGAAAATAGTATCCTATGTTTTATTATAGACTTCTTAAGAATAATACTTAGGAAAGGAGGCAAGTAAAGGTCTCCTTTTTTTATAAATATCTAATAGATATAAAGTTAATAGACGGAGAAATTAAATGTCTCTATACGGTAGAACCGATTCAAACACAAATGTAACTAAAGCAAGACGTGGAATTGCTGTCACATCACAAGACAAGCAAGTTATCTTTGTTGATGAAACAGAAGCTTCTTTAGATGAAAACAGACAGCGTGGTATTCATGGTCCTGGTTGGTGGTCTTATTATACATTCACTGATTGTGAAGGTAACACTAGACACAAAGCAGAAATGCTAGTATCACTTGCTGATGCTGATACTAATGCTCACGAAACTCAAGCAGATGATACTGTTGCTGCCGACAAGCAATATGTAATTTTATATGAGGCTGGTGGTAACATTGGATACTACAATAGTGATCCTGTACTAACAGCACTTGCTGTTGAAATAGATCCTAATGCTGAAATTGGTAATACTGGAGAAGTATACTTCCAGTGGCAGAAGAAAGCATCTAATGGTCGTTGGGTAAATATTAGTGATGGTGGTGATTATGCCATTGATACTCAGTATGTAGATCAACCTCCAACAGGAAACTTCCCGAATGGTCAAGAAGATTTCTGGTCTTCAACTCTTACCATTTCTGATCCTGGTCCATCAGGTGATCAAACTAAGTATAGAGTAAAACTAACATCAGCTAGTGGTGCCCCTGAAGTTATTACCGAAGAATATACATTAATCTATGACTGATAGTTTATGAACTTTAGTGAATTGACAAAAGAAAATTGGATTATGTTTGCCATTAAAAATTATGATAATCCTACATCAGTTACCTATGATGATTTTGAAGAGGATCTAAACCGATTCAAATATATTAAAAGACTATTTCGTAGATATGAAACTACGGGTGAATTGAAAACTCATTTAATTCTAAACCATATCATTTTATTATATAATGTTTTTGATGAAGCTACTACACCATTGCTCTTTTTTAAAATTGAAGCATCATACTGGCCTTTTTTGAAGGCGTTTCTATTGTTTCTAAATAGATTACCAGAGATACTTAACACAGAAGTTGATCAAGAATGTCTAAAAGCACTGAATCTAATTTAAATGAAATGATGGCAGGAGATGGATCAGCTCTGTCTATGCCACCAGCATTTGTATTTGTTAATACCAGATCCAATAGAGCATATAAAAAAAAGAAGTCAAGTAAATTAATCTCTCGTATTTCCAGACGTAAAAAAATGAAAGAAGAACTAGAACAAACTATTATGGAAGCGGTTCCCTCGGAAACCGAGAGAGCACAAAAGCAGATTGGGCAAATGAAGAAGCTCAATCGTCAAAAGGATCTTCAGAAAAAGCGTGATGAAGCTAAGAAGAAGATGATGAATAAAACCAGAGAGATGGACGTTCTTATGAAAGCCCGTCTTGCTGATTTTAAAAAGAAAGCTGCTGACCAACAGAAGCGAGTACAACAAAAAAATTCTTATGAACCTACAGGTAATCTTATGACTGAATCTATTGATATGGATGCTCTTGAAGTTGCTCTTCAAGTTGCCACATCTGAACTAAATCCATCGGGAGAAACTGACTTCGCTAAAATTCAATTTAGTGATGGCAGTGTACAAAACCTAGATAATTTCTCAGCAAAAAGAATTGCTGCTGCCTATGCTCAGCTAGATGATGATAACAAAGATACGTATCGTTACATGCTGAACAAGGATGCTGCTACATTCCAAAGTGCTCTTGAGTTTGCTGTAAGAAACGTCTGATAGGAGAGTCATGCCTTTCGGGAAAGATATTTCGGTATTAGAAGCGAAGTTCAAAATATACGAAGATCTCTCCAAGGAGATGCTTGACAAACTTGAAAGGGCGGTAGATAAAATAAGTGAGAGCAACCAGAATGTTGCTCTCATTTTAGAAAGACATGAGAATAGATTAGATCAAGTAGACAAAACAGAAAATGCTTTACTTGAATTAATCAAAGATCTCAAAGATAAAATTAAAGAAATTGAAAAGAAACTAGAAGAAGTATCACAAATTAAATGGATGACACTTGGTTGTGGTGCTGTGCTTGTGGTATTGGCAGGAGCATTTTCTACACTAGCATCAGGTTGGTGGACTCCAGCAGGCATGCAAGATGCTGCTAATGCTCAGCAGCACTTGACATCCAAGTAATCCTTT